TGTTTATCAAGTGACTAAGTTAATGTGAGCTGTACTTTTTAAAATAATGGGGGTGGTTCCCTGTTAGGTATTATGTAAATGTGTACGAACGCCCGCCCATGTCCGGGGGGTACATACGAATATAGTATTATTTAATTTTATAGTTCTTAATGGCATCATATGAGATGCATAGGAAGTTGGACTTCATAGGTTATCTCCTACTTAACAACGATTTACGAGGTACTGGTGTTGAATACAGTATACTTAAGGCAAACAATGAATAGTAGCTCAGAGTGAGTTCACATGCATCTATTGGCGGTGATTTTGTGTTCCAGTCTGGGGTCGTCATTTGAGAGTAGTAAGTGATATGTCCAGATCGTTAGCCTCGCGATCTGTGGGACAATAAACTGCATAGTGTGCGCGACTTGAACCCCGCGCGTCCGGCGACGTAATAGCGCACATGATTGTGTTTTGGTAGTTATGGAGCTACATTTTAAAGGTCATGCACATGTATAACGGCAACAGGCACCCGGAGTTCGCTCCGTCTTTTAACCAACTTGTATTCTCAATTTTCGCAAGCCTAAAACAATGTAAAATTTTCTTTCAAATCGATTTTAATGTTCAATATTTTAAATTATTTCAACCATGACGACAATCAGAGACATTAGCGATTTGACAGACCCTTCAATGGGGTCTTTGGAACTATATACCCATAATTTGGGTCAATGCAACACTTATCTGGACATGATTCGTGTTGCTAAATCACGTGGTCTTGTGACCAGTGATAACAAAAATTCGACAGCCCGCCATTTTGTCAAGATGTACGACAAATATGGTACACTTAGTACTTTGACGGTTAATTTAGCTGAAAAATGTGCAGTGTATAAGTTAGGCATCCCAGTTGGATATTTAGTACGTGCTCGTATGAGCAAACCTTATGATTCTTATTATGTTATCAACACATATAAGGTCATTCGTTATAAAGGTGTCAGAGACTTAGTTTATCCTTTTAACGACAACGATCTCAAGTTGTTCTTTGTACATGAGACTGTTGAACCACAACTTCCTTTTACCTTTGAGGACATGTCTTTGTATGAAGACCATAAGTCTGCCAACGCTAGTATTTTTAAGCGTAAGCAGGCTGGAAAGAGGAAAGATTGGAATTGTGAAGCACTAGTAGAAACTTGTATAGTCACACCCGTTAGTAATGTTCTAAGTTATTTTGTGAACATGGCTATTGATTCTTTTAAGGACACGGCTGTAGCTATAGCTAGTGATACTATGAGCAAGTTGGATCTACCTAGGTTCTCTTTAGATAATGCTATTAGCAGATTTGAAGATATTGGGTTGTTCATTGTTGCTCTATTAGGGCAAAGTACGATTGCTGGATTTATAGCCACATGCATATCATATTTTAAAACATTAGGGTTGGGACAAAGCACTTTTAAGTTCTTTATCACCCAGATGTTTACATTGATAAGTAATGAGGTATGGCACGCTGAATCAGCAATAGAAGGTACGAAGACAGGGTTAAGTGTCATTAAGGATGTTCTGATGGGATGGCAAACCATTAAGACTAGTGATATGTTAACAAAAGCTACAACAGTTGTTTTAGCACTGTTTGCTTTAGAGTTCTTACCTTCAAATTGGCATAATCCTGAAGAAAACTCAGTAGAATTATTCTGTATTAAACGTATGAGAATTGATGTCTCAAATATAGTTAAAGGTGATACGATTGCTTTGTATGAAATTTTGATTGACGGTTTCATCTATTTTACAGAAAAAGTTTTATCTTTAGTTGAATCGGGGTCTGTAACTTCCTTAATTTATGAGGACGAGCAGATAGTACAGTTGAACAAAAGATATGATATTATTATGGCAGCAAAAACGCTAGCGTTTGCCGATAGTATTCATTCATTCACGTACGAAGGGAGACAAATCTTTTCCACTTATCAGATGTGGTTAGAGGAGGTCGAAGCCCTTATGGCTCAGTTCTTTAAGTTGATGCAGAAGGAAAAGGACAATGCTAAGAAAAACAGATATATTCTAGAAGTTGTATCATCCAAGCATAGAGCATTGATCATGCTATACACTGATTTTATAGAATATAGACACTCTAAGAGTGTGCAAGAGAAACCATTTGGTATACTCATTGGAGGAGGATCATCTATTGGTAAATCTACACTTTGTAAGTTACTCATTAATGCAGTTGGTACCGCATGTAACTTTAAGTGTGATAATACTAGTATTTGTACGTTGAATGGATCTGATAAATTTCAGTCTGATTTCAAACCACACCATACAGTAGTTGTTATGGACGACCACTGTAATGGAGCTCTAGAAACCTACAAGGAGGAATCACCCTTAGTACCTATTATAAAGTTTTTCAATAATATTAGTTCTAGTGCTCTACAAGCCGATGCTGATAAGAAGGGTAAATTACCTTTCACAGGTAAGCTGGGTATAGTAACCACCAATGTGCCAGAATTGCACGCAAAGGTGTTCTCGGCTGAACCCATTTCAGTATTACGCCGGTTTGAAATTCACTTAGATGTACGTCTGCGTGACGATTTTAAGGATGTCGATGGAATGTTGGATTCAACAAAGATGATCCCGGATGGGGTTACAGATGCTTGGTTGATAAGCATTTACTCTATTAGTAAAGCACAGTCGTCTAAAGGAAAGACAAAAGGAACTGCTGACAACTTTGCTAGAAGATACGTGATGAGAGACGTCAGTATATTCAGGACTATAGAGTATATCACCCAAAAAGCTAAGACTCACTACGAGAAAGAAGCAAGAGTTCTTAATAATTTGAGTATGTGTTCAGGAACATGTCCCATACATTATATTCCTCTCCGTAAACACGATGGAGGGTTAGGAGAATATTGTCAATTATGTAAGATAGAAAATAGTAGTGAGGAAGTTTTTATGGATGCTATCACGGGCGCTACACCTGAAGGCGACAGCATCACACTCAGCGTTAAGCTTGCGCAACTTAGGGAACAGAAGAGAAAAGCTGAGGATAATGTCCTCGCAGCATTTGTGAATATGCTGCAAAATAAAGACCCTAATGAAATTGCTTTGCAAGGAACTGCATCAGCTATATTGGAAGAGGCTTTTGCTCTTGATTTAGATGATGAGTTCTTACATCATGAGAGAATATTAATAGCTGAACAAGCCAATATGATTGAGACACTTCTACAAGAGAAGGCTCTGATAGCTGATAGTGATTTAGTCAAAATGCTTAAGGAGTCCGTTTCATTAGATGACACTCTATCATTTGAGGAGAGGAAAATCAAGGTTTGTAAAGCTTGGAGTTTACTTACAAATTTTAGCACCAGGAATCTTGGTATTGATTGGATGACTAGGAAGAATTTAGCTATTGCATCTTTTGCAGGTGGTTTATTGGCCACCACAGCATGGATGACGTTTAAGACTCTCCGCTCCTTAGCTAAATCTTTTAGACCTATGATGGATCCTGAACACAGGATAATACCCACGCCTATTGTTGATGAAAACAAGGCTGTTATTAACGTATTGAAACACCAGAAAATACAATTAGCAGCTTACAGCAATGTGAGTTCAACTACTGATTACTATACGTTCGTTGATTTAGTCAGTAATTGTATGGGGTCTATTGTCCTTACAGTAGGTGAGGTTAGTGCTAGATGTAATGCAGTCCCTTGTAGATTTGATTATTGGTTATTACCACATCATTGTCTGAGAACTTTTGGGGAAGCCAAGCTCATAGAATACACAATAACTTTTGGAAAGAAAAGTTACGTTGGAGTGATTAAGGAATTTCAACCTTTAACATCCCAACATGGTTCAGATTTGGCTTTGGTCAGATTAAAGGCATGTGGATCATGCCCTGATTTACTTAAGTTCATGTGTATCCAACCACCGCACACAATTGTTAAGAGTCAACTCATACATGTAGATCATAGGAATGAGGATCACTGTATCAGACAAGATGTGATACCTAAGGATTCATTACGCTTGATGACATTAACCAAACAGACTTACGTTGGTTACACCTATCAGACTACGTCACATCAAACATCTGTAGGTTGGTGCGGATCTCTTATTGTGAATAGCGACAGGTCTATCGTTGCTTTCCATTTGTCGGGACGACATGATGATGGCGTTAGTATAGCTGGAGCTGAAGCTTTGAAGCAACACGAAATCGAAGCCACAATTCAGTCCATGCGATTATTGACACAGTGTTCTCTAGCACCTACATTACCAAATGTGATGGAATTTTATGGCAAAACAATATCCTTGTCTGACACTATTCCACACAATCATGTGATTTCTCGTAAGGCTGATGATGTGTGCAAGGTAGATATATTAGGGTCTCATGGTCTAGGACGAACGAAATATGTGACGAGTGTTAAAGCGTTTGGTCATGATGCTTTCATTGAGAAACATTTAGCAATTTCTAATAAGTATGGTATCCCCAACAAACAGACACTTGAGAGTGAAGGGATTTCCATTAAAGGGGAATTTGCAAGAGATTTTTCTTTGATATCTAACACTTCGAGTCCATTAGTAGAAGAAATCTTAGATGCAGCAGTCGATGATTATCTGTTAGACATTCGGGATACTGTAGATAAGAGTGATGCCAAACTTGTCACCGAACTTGCTGTATATGAACTTAGTGTGGTGGTTAACGGTGTAGATGGAATGCCTGCTGTCAATGGTGTTGATATGCACACATCTGGAGGATTATTTAAAGCTGGCAGTAAGCTCAAATATGCTTATTTATCTGAAGAAGTTTGCTCACACAGTGATGTGTGTTATGAATTTAATGATGATATAAAAGAGGAAGTCGAGAGACTGGTTGAGCGCTACAAGCGCGGAGAAAGAGCTTTGACTCCATTTAAGGCTTTGTTTAAAGATGAACCGTACAAAATGGGTAAAGGCAAACTCAGAGTAATGAGTGCATCTGATGTATCATTCACGCTGGTTGTTAAGATGTATTTCCAATCTTTGGTAAGGTTCTTTTATCACCATTGGCTGGATACGGAGGTTTGTTCAGGGATAAACCCTTTTAGTATAGAGTGGGAACAGTTAGCTGTAAAACTCAAAACAAAGGGTGGAAATGTGCTAGCTGGTGATTTTAGCAATTATGATAAAAGAATGTCTGCGCAAATGATTTTGCGGGCTTTTGATGTCATGATAGCTCTAGCACGTTATGGAAACTACTCACAAGAAGATATCATTGTTATGGGTGTTATAGCTTATGAAGTAGCATACCCAGTATATGATTATGACGGTGTTTTTGTGATGTGTCGTGGGTCTAACCCATCTGGAAATCCATTAACTGTAATAGTGAATAGCATAGTGAATAGCATTTACATGCGTTATTGCTTCAAAGCAATATATCCTTACTATCGCTTTACGGACGAAGTTGCTCTTGCAACTTACGGTGATGACAACGTTAATAATCCTTCTTCGAAAGCTACAGGTTTTTGTTATGCTTCTATCAATGGCATACTAGCTATCAGTGATATCAAATTCACAGATGCTCATAAGTCAGCAGATTTAGCAAACAGAGCCTTTGATAAGCTCGATGAGGTCGATTTTTTGAAACGAGGATTTAAGGAGTATGACGGAGGGTATCTTTGCCCTTTAGACTTTAATTCTTTCTCCAAGAGTCTTCACTATCATAGTTGTAAGTTGCAGTTAAGAGAGGTGGATTTGATTTTCCAACAGAATTTATTAGGATTCATACGAGAATTAGTGCAGTACGGTGAAAGCACGTTCGAATCATATAAATTGAGAGTGTTGGCTATGATAGATGACATGAACATCACTTACGGTAGTGAGCGCTGGAATGTCAAGGAAATAGAGTCGTGGGACTGGAAAGAGATGAGAGAAACTATGGCTGCAAGTTTCATTCGTCATGGTCACATGCCATTAGTTGGTTGTGATATTAAAGCAGTTGCGGTAACATATGATATGTTACCCGAAAATGATGATCACTATATTTACCATACAATCAAACCACTCTCCAAATTAGATTGTATCAGGGAGGTATCATCATGCCGTGAGGCTTGTCAGGAGACAATAGGAGTATGTACGTCCGAACATACTTCCCTTATTTTATCGGATACCAATAAATTAAATACTGAGAGTTATTCATCTACTGAAGATGTTGCGCGTGTGCACAGCGAATGTGTACAGGGGAAACCAGCTGGCTGGAATGAAGAGATGGATATGAACGTTTTAACATTCAC